TTTCTGCTCAAAAAAACCGACTAAACGATTACCACGCGAATAATTACATTTTCTACATGCTGGAAGTAAATTTTCCAGAGAATTATCTCCGCCTTTAGATCTTGGGAGTATATGGTCGATAGTCATAACGCTATCTTCGTATCCACAATAGCTACAGGCTCTTCCGTAATGGCGAAAGACTTCTTCGCGAAGATCTCTCCACTTCTTACCGTTTATTTTATTACTCATAATCTTAACTATAACCATACTTAAGTAAATGCTCTAAGAGTAAGCATGGAGAACCTTTATACCTATAGTCTATGTATTTTAATCCCCATAAGATTTGAGTAAAAGGATCTAGGTTTTTAACCTTATCGTTCTTTAACTGTGGTATCCCATAGACTCTCTGTTTACCGCTCTTATTACCTACGGCTTTAGGGTTCCACTTACTTTCTATATCCCACGCTTTAACTAAACACGTAAACTCTTTATAGTCTGTTACTTGATTATGGGCGAATAATAAATAACTATTCTTAGCTTTATAATCTTTTGACTCTAAACCGTAACTAATATCGGTTAAAGCTACACTTAACAATAGAGTGGCCGTTAGGGAGACTCGCCGCGAGCTATCCGCTAAGGCGGCTCTCGTCGAGAGTGTGGAGCGTATCCGTGTAGTCAAGTTTAGACAATAGTTACGCATGATCTCGGGCGCGTCCTATTGGCTTATTTCTTCGGGTTGGATTAAAGCGATACTCGCGTTAGAACAGTAAGAACACTCGATTACTTCTACGCCATACGGTAGCTGATCCGTTACGATCCTAACTAATTGTATAGTAACGCGCCGACATGATTTTGACCGACAATAATGCTCTACTTTTCGCATAGAATCCGGCTCCTTAAGCTCTCCATAGGCTCCAAGTTAATTTGACTAATCCACCATGAACCGTCGCTACTCTGAAACCTTTTAGCCTTAGCTGATCCCACCGGATACCAGCCCATAATTTCATAGTTAGGTGAATTACCGGTAACTAAGACGGCTAGGTCTGAATTACGATCACTTCGTTTTATTATTAAGTGGCCGTCTCTGTAGTTAGTGTGTTTAACTTCGATTATGCCTAAACAGTCGGCTTCATTTTTAAAGGTGTTTAAAGTAGCCTTGAAGTTAGTATCTCCAAGGAACCTTGCTACCACCATTTCCGCCCCTATAGCTTCGGCGTCTCTAGCTATAGATTTAGCTAAACTAAGCTTTTGATAAGCTCCAGCCATAGGGTTATCCAATACGACCGCTCGGCTATAAGCCACGGCTAGAGCTGTAAATTCTTCTTCTACCGTTATCGTAGCTCTAACCATTAGAACACTCTTTACAGAGCCATAGGATCTCTTCACTACTTGATCTAATAGCTTTACCTTCGATCCTTGGGCGTTGCTTAAAACATAGGTCGCACGTGTCCAAGTGTTCGGCTCCTATGGCCTCGGCGTATCCCATTATTTCACCGGCTCCCATATTGGCTTACATTGGAAATTTCTATCCTTAGAAGAGCATACGAAGCCTTTAAAGGGTTTATCGGTCTTCGAGTTGATCCCTTCCTTGCGAAGCATGAAACCATGGCTACATTGGGGAGAGTTAGAGCTCTGAGTTCCGTCGAGTATCTGCTCGCCAAGTTCTCCCACCGCTTCGCCTAAAGTAGTAAATTCGGCTTTAGGTGTCTCTTCGGCTAGCTTCTTAGGAAAAGGAACTTCGGCGAAATGATCGACTCGTTTCATATCTTCCAAGCTTGGCCGCGCGTCGCTTGGAGTTAGAAGCTTTATAGCCCTAGAAATCGAACTCGTAACCGTATCTTCTACGAACCATTTCTTCATATTCTCCGGATAGAAGGCTACATTTCCGTAGGCATAATCGACCACGGTAGGGTAAGGCTCTGAGTAATCTTTATAGATTTCCGTTTTTATAAAGATATAGCCTTTAATTAAATCTATATCCTCGATTAAAGGATTTATTCTGCCGGTAGGAAATTCCGTCCAGTATCTTTTAATAGTCGAGTTCGCGGTCTCGTAATCCGCCAAGTTAAAGCCGGCCATTAGCGATTAGCTCGACTTACGTCTATTCCACGTTTAAAGCCACGCCTTGAGCCCATTACGGCTCCACGCCTATAACCGTATCTACTTCCGGCTATTACGCCGACAAGTAGACAAGTAACGCCTATAAAGGCAGTAAGTAGTATTTCCATTTTTTTAGCTCCCGATTCATAGAGTAAGGTTATAAAAACTTATACCCCTACTTTTACTTTTCGTTATAAGTGTAAACTCGGAAGCCGACAAGTCAAGGACGCGGTTAACGACACGCTAATAAGATAATCTTCAAATAAAGGCTAGAAGGCCGTTTTTAGTCTTTCTCGGCTAGGAGTATGTATATCTGGTCTACTCTGGACGAAACTACCCTTAATTCGTCTCTAAGGCTTTTTCCTGAGTTGGGTAAAAGTTCACTCATAATGGATTTTACTAAGAACCGGACGGCCGAGTAGATAGTTCCTAAGAAAATTATTAAAAATCCGCCTAGAGCTATCCACTCGGTTAATTCCATTATTTACCGGAAGTTCTTCCGTAAGCTTTATCGCTAGGGTTTAGCCAGCGTAAGAGCACCGGCAGAACGGCCGCTACTCCAGCATTTAGAAGAGCCGCCGGATCTGTTACTCCGGCAAGGTAGCAAGCTAAAGAAGCCGCTAGAAAAGATCGACCCCAAGAAGCTAACATAGGTTTTAGATTTTTCATTTTTTCGCCTCGATTTCTGCTCCCGAAACTTGAATTTTAGGATACTTAGGCCTAACTACGCATTTTATAAATTTAGCGGATCTAGTCTTATAAGCTACGCCGTCTCCGTTAGCCTGAGACTTTTCGCCGGTATTACCTTCGACCGTATGAATCGTTTTCTTAATAGGGTTATAGGCGTTTATAGCTAGTCCTATGTGTTGAGCTTTACCGGAGTTAGTAAAATCCATAATTATAAGATCTCCGCGTTTAGCTTCTTCTAGCTTTACTAGTCGATCATATTTTAAACCCCAAGCTTCCGTAGAAGCTACGGCCGCCGTTATGGGGATAGCCTGTTTTAATCCAGCTTGAATAAAGATAGCGGCTATAAAAGAATTACACCATGGCAGATTATTAGCTAAGCCGGCTATAGGCGCGAATTTATTTAAGTTATTAACGCCTTCCGTATAACCGACTTCTTCCATAGCTAATTCAATTACTTTATCTTTATTCATGAAAGCAATAAAGCCGCTTCTTCGACGCTTATGCCAAGTTTAGCCAAGAGGTCGGCTTTTGCTAAAGCTTTAGCTTGCGCTTCGGCCTCGGCATTATCTACGCGTTTCTTAACTAAAGCCGTTTCTTTTTGAACGGCTTCGATCTCGCTTTTTGTAAATGGGCGCTCTGTGATTTTTCCGGTTTGAACATCTATTATTGTTTCTTTATATTCCATTATATTGTGCTCCCATATATTCTAATATAACCATCGTTAAAAACTCCTGTATCTAGTCGTAAGTTAATGCTAGAAATTGCCGCACCATTGAAGAGCGAACAGCCTACGACGGTATTTGGGTTGCTTGCGTTTGAAGAAGCTCCCACAACGAAAGGAATTAGTTTGGGATTAGCCGCTTTCGCGCCTTCAATTTTAAAATATCCAGATAACGTCGGCGAAGCGGTAGATCCATAAGACGCTAGTGGGTTACCGTTTGAGTTTCCAGACATGTCGGCACTTGAAGTTAAAAATGAAGATGAAAAAGTATTGTTATTTGTAAAACGAATATAGGCTTGTGTATAATCGGCGGCGGTTGATGAGGCATTACATTTTAAATAAAGTGTAGCGCCGCTTCCGGTTGTAGCTAAGGTTTCGATAGTTACATAGATACTGTTATAAGAACCTAAGCTACTAAAAGTAACGCTACCGCCTACACTTAACATGCGAGTAGTAGAAATTAAAGTGTAAGACTCACCGGAACCGCTAGGAGTAGCCCAAGAAGGAACACCACCAGCAACGGTTAAAACTTGTCCAGTAGATCCAATACCTAATCGTGCCGGAGTATTAGCGGCAGAAGCGTAAATACTGTCGCCGGTCGTAGTAGTTAAAGTTTTAGGAATTGCTCCGTTTGCTAAATCGTAAGCAGATTTAACGGCGGTAGGAGTAGCCGCTAAAATGCTTGAAGTAGTAGAAGTAGAGTCGGATAATTGAACCGCTCCTTTTTGTGTTGTTAACGCGTCTTGAATTCCTATCGTTACCGCTCCGGAAGATCCGCCGCCGGTAATTGGGGTAGTTACTCCTACGTCGGTAATATCTCCGGCGTTAGGCGTTACCCAAGTAAAATCTAAATCGGTCGCCGAAGTTTTGCTTAAAAGTTGGCCAGTAGTTCCGCCGTTTAAATCGGCAAAATCTGTGTCGACGGCTTGCCCGAAGACTTCAAAATCTGCCGGAAGATCCGTTACTAAATCGGTCGCGGTTGGCATTTGCCAGCCGAAGTTACTTGTTGGGTTACTCATTTATCCATTTCTCCTTAAGCGACTATCGTCGCATTTATCCACTCTAACGTATTGCTTACGGTATTCCACGTCTCCACCACCGGAACACTCTGCCAAGTCATAGCTTGAAGGCTAAAGGACAAGGGAGAGACGAATAGAGTTATTCCGACTTGATTATAGCTAGCCTGAAAAGTCCAGCCTTCTACGAACCCTTGGAAGGTTCCGGAATTCATATTTAAAGGTAAATTGGTAATATTAACCGGTAAACCCATAAAGACATTTATAAGCGAATCTCTATCCGCGTTATCTACTAAATTATTAGTTAGATCGTAAGTGATCGAATTAAACACCGGTTGGGGATAAGCTCTAAGTGCTAAATAAAAAGCCGCTTGGTCTTCTGCGTCGGCGGTGTGTTTTAAGTAAGTGTTAAAGACTTGTCCTAGTTTTCCGTAAAGAGCTATAGAAGTTAAATCTTCGGCTTCGTAACTCTGATTAGCGTTAGTTCCGTATTTAATAGTAATCGCGTTTCTAACGTCTCCGGATCTTGTCGTAATCATTAGACCGGCCGCTCTAGCTTCGGCGGCGCTTAAATCCGTGTAACCGTTAACGGATAAGTAAGTAGTTCGGTGAGTTGAATCGTCGTAGCTAATCTGGCCTAGTGAATTTTCGTAAAGGATACCTAAACCGCTTAAAGCTATATTAGAAGCTAAAGTATAAACGTCTATTGCCGAAGAAGTTCGAGCTATTAAAGTGTAATTTCCCGGACGGTCTATTTCTCCTAAACCGGTGTTTTCTGCGTCTTGCCATTGAACAGTAAGGTCATAAGTAGCCCAAGTTAAAGCCGGCGGCACCGCTTGCCATTGAGCTAATAAAACAGTTCTTAAGACTTCGTAAATTTGATCTCCGTCGCCGTCTTCGGCTAAGTTATCTAAATATAAAGCTTTCGGTAATCTAGCTAAAGCTCCTAAAGCTGTAATCGTGTAACTCTGAGAATAACCCACGTTACCGATTTCGGAAATACTTAATTCTAAATCTGTAATAGTTCCGCCGAAAATTGGCACGTAAACCGAAGCGGAATCTTGAAGCTCTATAGATACCGTTTGATTTATTTCAAAATTTAGTAAAGTCTGGTCTAAATTTATTAAAGTTAAATTAGCGTAACCGGCGACGGCTTGGGTATAAATATCGGTTCGGCCGGACGTAATAGTTAAGTTAGCTAAAATTAACTCCGTGTAATCTACCGAATTTATTTTTAAACGCCACACCGGAGAAAAGTTACTCATTAGGCGGTAAAGGCGAATTGGCTCGCGCCTTGAGTTCCCCGAGCTTGGGATCTATTTAGTAGGTCGATAATTTGACGAGACACGCTCTCGCCGTCCAAGGCTCCGTTTACGGTTATGTTATAAGTATTACCGCCGCCTAGAGCAGAGTTAGGCGTAATCGTTCCGCTAGAACTAGGCGTAAATAATTCGGCTCCACGCTCTCCGACCAAGTAACTAGTTCCGCCCATTACCGAACCACCGGAAGCTCTGCCGCCGCCGAAAGGATTTAATTTAGAAGCTATAGATCCTAAATTTATATTACTTACTAAAGCTATTAAAGTTCTAATTCCACTTATAGCCGAATCTACTATATTTACTAAAGTAGCGAAGATAGTAATTATTCCAGAGATTACACTTCCTAAAACTTCAAAAGCTTTACCTAATACATTTCCTAAAAACGGAGCTAGATATTTAGAAGCGAATTCGAAGAATCCTTTAAATAGATCAAATAAAGGCTCTAATTTATCTTTATTATTTTCTAAGGATTTACTTACCCTTCCGAACGCTTTAGAAATACCAGCTAGAGCCGGCTCGAAAAAGTTAACTATTGCCGGAATTAAAGTTTTAGTAATAAACTCCCAGTATTCCTTAAAGACCGGAATTAAGACTTCGGTAAAGAAGGTAGCCAAGTTAGCGAAGACCGGAGTTAGTTTTTCTCCTATTGACGTAGCTAGTTCGTTAATTACCGGAACTACATTTTCTACGAATAAAGTTAGCATAGGAGTAATCGCGTCTATTACGAAGCTTCCGACCGTCTCTTTAGCTTCGTTAAAAACTATTCCTAATCTTCCAAGTTTTCCGCTAAAAGTATCGGCGGCTATGGCGGCTTGGCCGCCGAAAGTATCGGATAACGTTTTAGTAATCTTGTCGAAAGACATAGTTTTAAGTTGCGCGGCTGATAAGCCTACGCCGAGCTTTCCTAGACCGGCGGCGTTACCTTCGTAAGCTTTACCTAAAGCCATGGATACCGCTTCTAAATTTATACCGCTTCCGGCAGAAATATCTAAAGCTAATCCTTGTAATTTCTGCGCTTCGCTAACGTCTCCAGTAGCTCGAACTAGACGCTCTAAGCTTGGCCTTAAAAGATCGTCGGTAACGTTATTAGCTATAGAAGTTTTAGTAATATAATTTTCTACCGCAAGAGTTTGGTTTTTAGTAGCTCCAGTAACGTTCATTAAAGTAGCGGCTAATTTAGCTTGAGCGGCTTCGTCCTCGGCGGCCGCTTTTACTCCGTCTATTAGTAGTTTTCCAGCGTAGGCAACGGCGGCCGCTCCAGCTACGGCGAAAGCTAAGCCGGCTTTTTTACCGAAGTCTCCTACTTTAGACCCGAAGCTCTCGACTTCTTTAGAGCCTTGATCTAAGCCTTTAGATAAACCAGCAACGTCGGCAAGTAAGGAAAGTTTAAGGGTTCTAGTTCCGGCGGCCATTACGTCCACTCCTTAATAACAGAGTCTAAGGATTCTTCCCATTTAGCTATAAGATAAGGCTGTTCTTCTTTAAGTGTTGGATAGATAAACCAGCCTTTAGAACCGCCGCGATCTCCCTTACCACTCCACACCGGAAATTGTTTATATTTATTAGATCCGAATTCATAACCGCCGAGAATACCTATTCCGCCTTCTCCGCCTTGGTTAATTTGTGTAGTTCCGCCGCCGCTAAATTTCTGCGACGAATAACCTATATTTATCTCCCCTATTTTAGAAGATTTAGCTACTTTAGCTCCTTGAGCTATTCTTAAAGGAGCTTTATTATTTTTCATAGATCCGGCTTTAATTATTATTTTACCTTTTAGATATTCTACTAAAGAACCGGATTTCTCTTTAGCTTCTTTTACCGCTTCTTCGTCCATGGCTTTAAAAGCGCGAGTTATCGAACGAAGCTCGCTCTTATCGTAAGTGATCGTCTCACTTGCCACGTTTAGACTCCAGTATCTCTAAAGCTGTTAAAACTTCTTCGGCGGTCTGCCATTGACTCATAGGAATTTGAGTAGCTATAGCGAGTTCCACTAAAAGCCGGCTTAGGCTTCCTCGCTGATAACTTTTGGGAGTTCCTCGCCTACTACTACGTCGGCGATAGTCTCCGTCCAAGCTTCTAAAGGTTTTACAGGTTTACCGCCGGCGTTGCGCTTCATTGAGTTATAAGCTAGAAATAGGAAATCTGTAATTCCCATTTTCTCGCCGGCTTGTTGAACCGTAAAGCCGCTTTTAGCTTCCCACTTAACAAACTCCGGCGGTTGAGCTATAAACGTCTCTTTAGTTCCGTCTGTAAATTCTATATTTATAGATAGCTTCATGCTCCCGATCCTCTCTTAAGGTTGAAGTTCTGGAGTAGTAATACAGGTAAAGACTAGGGATACGGTCTGCGCGTCGGGAGCTGTTCCACCGGCGGAAGGCTGTATCGGTTGAACTTCAAATTCGAAAACTACTCCGGTGTCGGCGGTTAAGACTACGGCTAAGCCGGTGTCGGGAGCTGAAGTAGCGGCCGTCCATAGAGCTTCGCATAATGAAGAACCGGCGCCCCAGTCGGATAGCATTTCTACGGCGAAGGATCCTTGAGTATCCAAGGTCTTATAAGCTTTTCCTGAAAGTGTCTGGTAAGTCTCGATCGTAGTATCTACGGTGAGAACCGCCGAAGTAGCTTGGGCGGAATATTGAGCGGCGTCGATAGTAAAGCTAATATCTCTACCGGTGATTATTGTAGTAGGCATTTATTTATTTCTCCTTATGTTTGGTGGTAGTAGGTGTAAACGTCTAAATCGGAAGTTAGAAAATTTCCGGTTCCGACCGTAATAATAGACGGACGAGAGAAATTTCCTATTACGTAATTAGTTGGGATCTCTTCTAAAATTTCTATCATAAGTTCTTCAAGATTATTTAAAGCTCCGGCGTTATTATTATAGGCGACTATTGCGCTAATAATTAAGTTAACTTTTACTTTAACCGTAGCTTTACCTATTAAGACATTTTCCAGATACGGCGAATTCGGTAAAATTGAACAGGCCGGCGCGATAATTGTCTCCGGCGGTGATCCGTATACGGACGCGGTAATATTTTCTAAAGCTGTAGCTAAAGGATCTCTTACCGTGTCTAATATAGAGCTCATTATTGAGCCATAGTCTCGACGTCAATATAAGAGCTTAAAAGTCCGATTACTCTATTTTGAAGTGATCGACCTAGAACGAAAGGCGAAGGATTCTGGTCTATAGAGCTAGTCATATTTCCCGAAGCTGTTACGCTCTGAAAAATTTCTACCGATACGACTAAAATCGCACTATGAACCGGAGCCGCGTTCGCGTATAGCTCGGCCGCGCTTGAACCGTCCAGAACGGCAACACCGGACGGAATCACGGGAATAGTCGTCGCCGTATCTGGAAGGTCTGTAGCCGCACTAAAGGAGAAGGGTAAATAAGAAGAATCGTCTACGGTGTAAGTATCGTCTACCGCTCCTAAACCGGTTACTACTATATCTTGATCCTGAACGAAAAAATTCCTTTTAATAAGATTAAAAGTAATACTTTCGTCTAATATTTTGTAACTAGCGATCGCGTTATTATTAGAAGTTAACATAGGTAAAATTGTTAACTCTGCCGAATCTATTATTTCTTCTAAATAAGGGTCGGAAAATAAAGATTCGCTAACTCCTAAAACGTTGCGTAATTCGCTCGGTGTAACTATAGGCATTAGCGAACCTTTCTATTCGACTGGCTAACTCGGGAGCGAATTAGCCATGATTATTTAGTAATTAAGCTTTATTATTTTTAAACGCACCAGCTCCGATTTTTGTAGCTATCGCTCCGTATGAATAAACCATAACGGAAATTTGACCGGAAGCGATTACGTCGGCGCGAAGGCGATAGTTACCGCTTTCATACCAAGTGTAAGACTCTGGGTTTACGATAAGAATAGAACCGTCGGTATCTGTTAGAGAAGCTGTATTAGCTGTAACGTATAGATCTAAACCGGCGATATTTCCACGAATTGAAGTAGGAGTAGCTAAACCACCGGTAAAGTTATTAGTTCCGGCGGCTACGTTATAAAGTGGAGCTCCGTTATTATTAAGAGTCATAGCGTTAGCCCATTGACTCGTATTCATAATAATATTTCTAGCGAAGCGTTGAGTTCCAGCATATACGGAAGCGGATCCACGGCTAACTATTCCCAATAGCTCGGCGGCTGTTGGATAAGTAGCTACGGTAGTTCCGTCGGCTGTTGCGCCGGTAATAATTGCGGCGTTAACGGCGGTATCTTGAACCTTAGCCATTTGCGCGGCCATGTTTGAAAGAAGTTCGTTAAAAAATAACGGACTAGTTCTATCTAATAGCTCTACAGAAAACGTCTGTTGGCCGGCGAACTTTTGGACGGTAACTGTTACAAAAGCCGCGTTTTGATCTGTATTGCTTGGAGCGTCGCCTTCGGCGGTTACGGCTACGGTAGGAAGTTGAGTAATCTTAGGAATTTCAAAACTCATACCGGCGTCTGGTAAAACTCCGCGAGAAATTGCGTCAATATTGGAACGAACGCCATTAGCTAGGCCGTTAATTACTTCGTTTAATTGACGAGTAGGAACAAGACCGGCGTTATCTGTTGTATCGGCGGCGGCCGCTACATATTGGCGAGCGTCTTCGTCGCCCATAGTTGCGCGAATAGTATTTTCTAAATACTTTCCGGCAGAAAACTCTAAACGTGGACGAGTAGTAAATACCGGCTTACGCACGGCTGAGATATTTATTTGAGAAGCTTCTACCGTTTTTTCTTCGGTTGGAGCCTCTGGCTGAACGGTAGTATCTGGCACTTGTTCTCCTTCGGTTGGGTTGGGTGTTACTGGCTCCGAAATTTTTTCTACTTCGGAATCTTCATTAGCGGCTACTTCACTTACGCGAGCCGATTTTACGGCCGGATTAGTTACTAAAGCGACGCCGGTTAATTCTGCTTTTAATACTTTCATAGTTCCGTCTGGTAACGTTTCGTAATCGTCTACGGATAATTCTACGGAGAAGCCTTCTCTCGCGCCTTCCATAGCTTCGACTATCGCGTCATTACCGGCGTTAGTTTTAAAAATTTTAAAGCTAGCATTTATAGCGCGAGTAGAATCTTTTTCCATGCTTAAAGTTTTACCGATTCTTCTAGTTGCGTCATGCTCTAAATTTAGAAATACATCTTTAGGTTCTATTGAATTTTCTGCGAAAATAACTTTTCCAGTAGAAGCGTTAGCTAATTCTGAAAAAGCTACGATCCGGCCGCTAATTGTTCGGCTTGAATCGTCGGCGGCTGTTATCGCCATAGGGATAGTTAACTTCATAGCGTCATTTCCTCTTTTATCCTTATCTCTTCCGGAGTTAACGCTCCGACTCGGTTTAACACTTCGTAAACTTGAGCTCTTTCCATAGCTGAACCGCGTAGGAAATAATCAAGATCAAATTTTGCCTCGGTTGAACTAGCTACAAAATCACTCATAGATAAACGCTGTTCTATACTCGTCATTAGCGGAATAAGAGAAAAGTTAAGGAGACTTTCCTTGGCGAGAGTCGCGTTGGAGTAAGTCATACTCGAGCCGGTAGGCGAATCGGTAAAATAAGCCGGAATTCCTATAGCTCTACTTAGTTCGGTAGCTATGTGGTTTCTCGCGGCGGCGAGCTGTAATTTTTCCGGATCGAAGCCGACCGATTCTAAACTCACGTCAGAATTTAAAAATGCCGTGGCACGTGTTCGACGAGCTTGCGCCCAAGAATCTAAAAGTTTAGTAATTCTATCCGCCGGAAGAGAAGCGCCATTAGATTTTAATACCATAGTAGGAAAAGGTTCGCGAGCATACATAGCCGTAGCTCTTTCAAGTTCGGCTCCGGCGCGTATTGTAGTTCCGGATCTTCTTAATAAGCCTTCGTCATTTCCATAGAATACGACTAAAGAATTTATTCCAGTATTAGGAACCGCTAAATTATCGACGGTATAATATTCGATCTCTGTTGAATTAGCATTTAAAAACGCAGATACGCGAAGCGGATTTATTCTTTCTACTTCTCGAACTCGATTAGTATCGGCGAATAAAGATTTTACTTGCCAATAGGCATAACCATAAAATAGTAAATCTTCGGCCGTCCAGACATAAGTCGCACTACTAGGAATTCGCGGATCTGGATCGTTTAACACTCTCGGCGGATCTACACGTGCTCCGGTAGTTTTATCTCTTAAAATAATCGGGATAGCGGCGATCGAAGAGCAGATAATTCCGCGAGCCCTTGCTATCGTTGGAACGCTCATAGCTTGTTCACGTGTTGCGCTAAAATTGTAATTAGTTGGAATTCTGTAGAATATATCTAGCGTTGGAACGGGAGCTAACGAAGCGGCTACGTCATTATCCGGCTTCGGAGCTTGAGCTTTAAACGAAAATCTATCCAGTAATCCCATAGTAGAACTTTATTAGTAACCAATAGCATTAACTCACGTAAATATCTACTTCCGTCTCTGGGCGTGTCGCGAAATGTGTAACTAATCCGGTGGCAACGGCCGCGCAGACCGCCGCCTGAGACGCCTTGCGTCCAATTATCCAGCCGCCGTCTCCACGCGGTAATTTAACGGCTGATAAAATTTGAACGGTTAATTCTTTTTGGTTTAAGTGTCGAAGGCGATTTGAATTTATAGCTCCGAGAAGCTCGTCGCAAGCTTGAGGATAAACCGCGTCCATTTCGAAAATTCTTATTCCGGCCGGTTGAAGTCTGGCCGCTACCGCGCCGCTAGTTTTACGCGAAAACGCTACGTGCTCGATTACATACTTTCGGCAATAGACGGCTAGATCATTAGCTATAGCTTTATCGTCTAGCTGAATCGTATTTTCCCAAGTGTGAAGAAGCTTTACTAGGAATCGCTCATCTCCTAATTTTTGAGCTCCTACTAAGGCCGCATGGCGTCGATCCGGTGAAAGATCTACCGCTAGCCAAGTTAACTTTTCCGGATCTAAATCTCCGTCTTCTTCTTCTCCGCATTTCTTCCAGCTATCGGCGTCGACCGCGCTCTGAATAGTCTGAACCCACCGGCTTAAGACTTCGGTTAAAATAGAGTCCTTGGGATCGTTAAAGGTAGCTATTAAATTATCGGGGTGGATAGTGTGGCCGAGAGCCGGATTAGCGTAAGCCGCGTTTTCTAAAGTTATATCGTCGGTCGGTGAGCTCCACTCGAAATAAGCCGAATCGTCTTTAGATCCAGCATTAGCGGCGATAGCTCTATCTCGTAGCATATTAAGAATTTTAGAGTGTTGATCTCCGGCGGAACTAAATCCTATAACTTGCGGATTCTTCGCAGCTAAAAGTGTGTAACGAAGTGAATTAAAACTTTCGAGATCGTTCATTTCTCGGAGCTCATCTAGGAAAACGGTCTCGGGTTTACTTACACCTCTAGCGGAAGAGCCGCCGGCCTTAATCATAAAGCGATTACCGTTTAAGAGCTGTATTTCTTCGGCGCCGTGGCTCCAGTAAATCCGCTTTACTTGCTTAGCTAGAGAATCGTTAGCTTCGATCATGCTTACGATCGTTCTAAATTGTTCAAAGCTTGTCGCTAATCGGTGAGCGGAAGCTATCTGTAAAGGCTCTTCGAATAGATAGAGACCGGCTAAAATTCGAACTAACATAACCGTAGACTTTCCGCTCTGCCTAGAGCAGACCGTAGTTACAATAGGGTGAGCCCAGCGATTATCCGGCCGCACCTTTAAAGCGTGTTCGAAGTAGAATTTCTGCCATGGCATTAGATCGATCTTAAGTTCTTTCGTAAAATCGATCACTTCTCCAGCTCTGGAAGGTAAATCATTGAGCGGAGTGTGAATTCTAGGCGTCGCATGCCCCATTACCGAAGCTAATTCCGGTTTAAAAACCGATCTGACCCGATCGAGTTCGATTATTACCGCGTCATGGCCGGAATCGACCGAATCGTCCTTAGTCATGACTTACGCTCACGTTTTGGGGGGGATTTAGTTTAT